TGGCGTGTTGTTGAGCGATAGAGCGTTTAGTGCGCCGCCTGTGTTACTCCCAGAAATCGACAGTAGAGAGTCCGCGCTCTGCGTCCCAATCCCCACATTCCCCGACGCATCCACCCGCACCCGCTCTACTCCATCCGTCACCACCGCCGCGACGTTCGCCGCCGGAAAATACAGCCCCGTGTTCGGGTCGCCGCTCGGTGCCACGCTGCACGCTGAGACGCTGCCTGCGGTGACGAGGACTTGCCCCGCGAACGTGGCGGTGCCGGTGGAGGAGATGGTGAGGCGTGTGGTGCCGTTTGTCCCTATCTCCAGCGCAGCATTGGCTCGCTGAATGATTTGCGCGACGTTGTTGCTCAGTTGCACCAAGTCAAACGAAGACGTGAGGAATGCATTGTTGTTGCCAATAATGCTTAGAAAGGCGTTCTGTCCGCTGGCGGCCTTTACGAGGCTCGTCGCTGCACCTGACCCGCCATTCACCTCAAGGATTCCGCCGGGCGAGGATGTCCCAATCCCCACGTTGCCCGTAAACGCCGGGCTCGCCGTCGGCTGAACCGAGAGCGTGGTACGCGCCGCTGCGGCGTCGGCGTCGTCGATCAGCGACCGACCAAACGACGTGCAGGTGATCTCCTCCACGTCGCCTGCACCAGCAGACGAGCGACCGAGCAGGCGGTCGGTGGCGGAGACGTTCTGGAGTTTGGCGTAGGTGACGGCGTCGTTGTCGATCGTCAGCACCGTGCCGCTGCTCGAGATCGTGATGTCGCCCTTGTCGCCGTCGCTGAAACCGACGCCGGCCACACCTGTCGGGCCGGTTGCGCCGGTTGGCCCTGTCACGCCTTGCGAGCCTTGACTGCCTGTCAGCCCGGTCGGTCCAGTGGCACCGGTCGCGCCCACGGATCCCGTGTTGCCCGTCGCGCCTTGCGCTCCGGTTGGCCCTGTAGGCCCGGTCGATCCGATGTCGCCTTGGGCACCCGTCGCGCCTGTTGGCCCAGTCGCACCCACGTTGCCTTGTACGCCTTGCAACCCGACAGCTCCTGTCGGCCCTGTTGGGCCGGTGGCACCAACGGAGCCTGTGTCACCGACGACGCCCTGCGGCCCTGTGCTGCCCGTCGGCCCGGTTGCACCTGTCGCACCGACGCTGCCTTGTGACCCGACAGCGCCCGTTGGCCCGGTCACGCCTTGGTCGCCTTGCGGACCTGTTGATCCGGTCGGGCCGGTCACGCCCTGCGATCCCTGCTCGCCTGTCGGGCCTGTTGCACCGACGTCGCCGACCGATCCTTGTGGCCCTGTGCTGCCTGTAGCGCCGGTCGGTCCTGTGACGCCTTGCGAGCCGACGGCGCCGGTGGGGCCTGTCACGCCTTGATCGCCTTGTGCACCAGTAGGCCCGGTTGGGCCTGTGGAGCCAACGTCGCCCTGGGCTCCGGTTGGCCCGGTCGATCCAACGTCGCCTTGCGGTCCCGTGCTGCCAGTCGGGCCTGTGTTGCCGACTGCGCCTTGGTCGCCAGTGGCACCGGTTGGGCCAGTCACACCTTGATCACCTTGGGCGCCGGTCGCACCCGTCGGCCCCGTCACGCCCTGGCCACCGACAGCGCCCGTCGGCCCGGTCGCGCCAGTTGCGCCCACGTCGCCTTGTGATCCGGTTGGCCCTGTGTTGCCGATGTCGCCCTGCGACCCAGTGGCACCAGTTGGGCCTGTCACGCCTTGCTCACCTTGCGACCCGTTTGGGCCTGTCACTCCCTGTGTGCCGCTGGCACCTGTTGGTCCGGTGACGCCTTGCTCACCTTGGGCACCCGTTGGGCCGGTCTCGCCAATAAGACCTTGGGCACCAGTCGGGCCTGTGGCACCTGTCGCGCCAACGTCGCCCTGCGCGCCAACGGCACCCGTTGGTCCAGTCGGGCCGGTGACGCCTTGCTCACCTTGCGCGCCAGTCGGCCCGGTGCTGCCAATGTCACCGACGGCTCCCGTGGGGCCTGTTGCGCCAACGTCGCCGACGACGCCCTGGGCGCCGGTTGGCCCGGTCGGACCTGTCGAGCCTTGTGCGCCCGTGTCGCCGGCGACGCCTTGCGAGCCGGTTGGCCCTGTGCTGCCGACCTCGCCTTGTGACCCCGTCGGCCCGGTCGCGCCAACGTCACCCACGGCTCCGGTCTGGCCTGTCGCGCCTGTCTCGCCTGTCGGCCCGGTGACACCCTGCACACCCTGCGACCCGGTCGGGCCGGTGACGCCTTGGATGCCTTGCGGTCCCGTCGCGCCCACGTCGCCTTGGCTACCGGTTGGCCCAGTGACGCCTGCTATGCCTTGGCTGCCTTGAGCGCCTGTGGCACCTGTCGGGCCGGTAGCGCCGGTGTCGCCGACGGCTCCAGACGAGCCGGTCGGCCCCGTCGCTCCCGTGGCGCCCTGCGCGCCCGAGCTGCCCTGTGCACCGGTCGGGCCTGTTGCACCTGTGCCTCCGATGTCGCCTTGCGGTCCTGTCGGTCCTGTCGATCCGACGGCGCCCGTGGAGCCGACCGAGCCTGTGGCACCCACGCTGCCGGTCGGTCCGGTCACGCCCTGAACGCCTTGCGGTCCGGTGATCGAGTTGCCCTGAGCGCCCGTCGGGCCGGTCGCACCGGCAACGCCCGTGGCACCGACGCCGCCCGTCGATCCTTGCGGGCCGGTTGGCCCGGTCGCGCCCGAGGTGCTGAACTCCGTCCACGTCGTCAGGTCGCTGCCCAGCTGCCACAGCAGGCCCGTGGCCGTGACGTGCACGAGCATGCCGGCCTCGCGGCGGGCGGCCGGTATCGCGTCCCTGGCGGCGTTGCTGGCGACCGTGCGGTAGCCGCCCTTGCCGTAGAGCGCCTCGTGGCTCGGGTGCACGTCGGTCGTGTCGAACGGCACGACCGGTGCGGCGACGTTGGTGCCCTTGATGCTGCTCATCAGCTCACCACGACGACGACGGTGCCGGTGATCGGGTACGTGCTGCGGTAGATCGTGTAGCTACGCGCGGATTGCCCGGTGAACGTGATCGACCTGGTCGTCGTCTCCCATGCGGAGTTGACGAGTCCGCCGACCGTAAACGTGGGCGACCCGAACGATGCGGGGAGCACGAAGTGCAGGTAGGCGGCCGTCGCCACGATCGTCCGCGTCTGACTGCGGCCGTCAGCCATGTCGCTCGTCAGCTGCGACACAATCTGGCCGTCGGTGATCGCCGCGGCCGTGCTCGCGCCCCACCACCGCAGGAGCAGGGCAGGGGAGGTGGCCGTGTCGTCCGCGACGGCCTTCGTGTGCACGCGCATCGTTGCTCGGAAGCCGTCGCCGTACCGCCAGACCGGGATACCTCGAGGTGCCGCCACCTCGTACGTCACGTCGGAGCCGCTCTGCGTGTCGACCACGCGGTCGTGCCGCTGCGGCACGCCCAGCGGAAAACTCCCCGTCTTGATCACGAAATCCCGCGACTCCCACCGCTCGACGACGCCGTTTTGGTCGGCAGCCTCAAAGACCGAGCTGCCGACCGTCGCCGTGACGTTTACCGTCGTCGCACCGCGCACGTACCGCACCGTCCGGCCGGCCGAGGTCGCCAGCCGGTCAGCCAGCCAGGACGCACCAACGGCGAGCATGTCGGACATCGGTCACTCCACGGCGCGGCAACGCCGCCGCGGCGCGTCGTGGATACGCGCCGGCGGCGGGTTGCGGCAGGTCTCGGACTCGCGTCGGATCAGCGCTCGAGCTTGACGCTCACCGTGGACGCACCCGTCACGGCCTGCGCGACGGCGTAGCCCATGTTCACGCCGGTGACGGTCGTGGCGACGCCGCTGGTGGCGTACCACTTGACCTGCGCACCGGCCGCGATGGTCTCGCTGTTTGCACCCGAGCTGTGCTTTGGCACGCTGTAGACGCCCTCGACGGCCACTACGCCCGTCTCGCCGTTGGCGATGGGACGCGGAGCGACGCCGACGAGCGAGCCGATCACGACCACGTCACCGGCAGCGATCGTGCTGGCGGCGGTGTAGTCGAGGTAGACGCCTTCTTGAACCGTGGAAGCCATGGGACTGGTCCTCTGCTGCTAGTGGGAGTGGATCGGTGCCGGCGGGCTGGACTGACTCGCTCCAGCCCGCCGGCGAATGGTCATCGTGTGGGTCAGACGTCCATCTTGACGCCGGCCTTGTCCTCGGCCTTGGCGACGCCGAAGTCAAAGAATCCGCGCATCTGGACGCCGAGCACGTTGAAGTCCGCCTCGGCCGTCTCGACCACCGGGCTCTGCACGCCGTTGAGGAACGCAACCTCCATCACCGGCAAATCGCTCGGCGACGCGAGGAGGTAGTAGTCCGCCGTGTTGGTGAGGTAGGTCGAGGAGACCACCTCGTACCGACCGGCGAAAACGTTCGTCGACGGCTGGCCGCCGGTCGCACCGGACGAGATCTGGACGCTGTTCATGAGCTCGGCGGCCGTGATCTCGAGGTCGACCGGGACGAGCAGCACTCGCGGCTGCACCGCCATCGGATGACCGTCGGGATCCGTCAGCTTCCGGTACAGCGTCAGGGCCTCCTTGAGACCGGCCAAGCCGAGAGCCGTGGCGGAGGTCTTCTTGTTGCCCTTGGCGGTCGTGAAGAACGCGCTGTCGTCGAGGAACGCCGTCCAGAAGACGGAGTTGAGCTTGAGCGCGCCGCCACGACCGATCCGCTGCGGGACCGCGGTAAGAGCACCGAGATCGTCGTTGATCAGGTCGGTACGGGTGACCGAGGTCATGATCCCGTAGGTGTCCGCGCTGATCGTGCGGTTCTCGTCGCTCGCGGAAGCGTGCTTCAGCTCGCCACCGTTCTGCACCTCCTGGAACACAAAGCCGCCGTTGAGCCGGTACTGCGTCACGGTCTTGAAGTCGTTGACGCTACGCACCGAGCTGATCGACCGCCACGCGTTCTCGACCGAGTCGAAGCCGGCGAGCAGGAACTTGTTGACCGTGCTCGACAGGATGTTCGCGATCGAGTGCGTCGACCACGCCGCCTGCAGAACCGGCCGCAGCGTCGCCGCCGAGAGCCGCCGCGGACCGTCGTAGCCGCCGGCCACGGCCGCCTGCAGCAGCACCTCACCGAGCGACAGGTCGCGGCGCGCCTTGTGGGCGGCCTCGAGCACCTGCGCGTCGTACTTCTTCTCGACGCCCGGCAGGTTGCCCTGCAGCGCGAACGAGGCCTCGATCACCTCGGCCGACGGCGGCGCGTAGGTGGTGACGTGCACGGCCGGCGAGGCCGGACGCTCGTCGCGAGCCGCCTGGAGCTTCTCCATGGTTTTGACCTTCTCGTCGAGGGCCTTGACCGTGGCGAGCAGCTCGCCGACGTCCGCGGCCGGTGTGGTGGTGACAGGCTCCACGGCGACCTCCGCCGTGGCCGCCACGGCCGGGGTCGACACGACCTCGTCCGTGGGCTTGGTGGTGGCGTCAGCAGCCGCCATGGTTTCCTCCTCGACGGCCTCTTCGGCCGCGATGGCGACGCTGGTCTCCGCGTCAGCGCCCAAGGTGACAAACGAGACCTCGCGGAGAGCGGAGGCCTTGACGATGCGGACAGGCCCCATGTGGGTCTGCCCGTTTGCGGTGGCGACGGCGTCGGCGTCGACCTTCTGGTGGCGGCGGACGTCGGCGCCGACACTGGCCTGCCAGGCGTAGCCTCGCTCGGCCAGGGCGAGCACCTGGCGGGCCGTGTCGGTGTCGGCCATGATCTCGCCCTCGACGATCAGCTTGGATCCCTCGACGCGGACGCTGTCCGTCTGCCCGAGGATCGACCCGAGCCCGTAGTCGTGGCCGAGAACGATCGGAATCCGCTGCTTGGTTTGCATGCCGGCCAGGTCGATCACGACCGGCTCACGACTCCATCCCTGACGGATCGGAGCGCCGGTGTAGGCCTCGATCGTGAACCGACGCGGGGAGGCCGCAGCCTCGCCATCGGCGGCCTGGAGAAACGTCACGCTGGTGTCGAGTTTGATGGTGTTCATAGGAAGTCGATCAGCTCCTCGAGGTCTTCGTCGTGGTCGAAGTCGTCCACGTCACGCCTCCTGTGGATTGCCCTCCTGCATGGGCTGCGCCGCACCGCCCAGGTCGATCGGCAGCCCCAGCTCACGCATCAGGGACAGCTCGGCCGCACGCTGCCGCAGCTCAACGTCCCACCGCTTGCCCTGGCGGGCGTACTCGCTCGCGAGCGTCGTCGTGTGCGTCCGCAGCCGGGTCTCGGCGGCGTCGGCCTCCTTACCCGGGTCGACGTGCTCGCGGCCGTCCCAGACCCAGGCCCAGTTCCATTCGCTGAACGGCGGCAGGCCGTCCGGGATGACGCCGGCCAGGCTGGCCTCGTTGACCCACGCAGCCAGCACGCGGTCGAGGCAGACCCGCTCGAGCTGGTCGCGGTCGACGCGCTGCATCAGGCCATACACCTGGTGGTCCATGCGACCGCTGGCGTAGTTGTAAGACGAGCTGTCGAGCGCGGCGACGTTGTACGGCAGCTGCATGCAGCGGGCGATCTCGTTCAGGATCTCGCGCTTGAAGTCCTTGTAGGTGCTCGTCGGCTGCTCGGCCTTGAGCTGCGAGATGTCCCAGCCCTCCGGCAGCGTGACCAGCGACCGCTTGCGGATCTCCATCTCGGCGAACGCATCGACTTCGTCCACCTCGGCGGCCGGCGAGTTGCTGTGGATGAACGCCGCGAAATCCGCGGCCGTCTCCGCCGCCGCGATCACGGCCTCGGTGTAGCGCCGCAACTGCCCGAAGAGCTTGAGCGCCGGCGCCACCTCGGGCATGCCGCGGTTTTGGCCGGGACGCTGCCGGCGAAACCAGTGGATGACCGCTGCCGCCGGCACCCGCTGGAACTGCAGCGTGTTGACGCGGTAGTTGCTGCCGGGATGGAAGTTGAGCACCTGGTAGGCGACGACGTTGCCGATCTCGTCGAACTCCAAGCCGTCGACCGTGTTGCCCTCGGGCGTGATCGTCTGCCGCATCAGCTCGGTCGGAGTCGCGACCATTTCGGCCTCGACGAGCCGCAGGTCGAGCTGCACGCCAGGCAGGCGGGCGTTGTTGACCATGAGGCCGAACGCCTCGCCGTCGACGACGAGCGCCTCGCGCATCGTCCTTAACTTCGCCGGCAGGTCGATCGTCGTTCCCCAGTCGTAGAACGCCCGCTCGACGACACGGGCGGCGTCGTCCTGGACGTCGAGCTGCAGACGCGGGCCGGTGCCGACCAGGTCGCTCGCGAGCGTGGCGGAGATGCCGGCCAGGTACGAGTTGTTGTTGCGCTCGTATCTCGCGCGGTTGCGGATCGTGCGACGCACGAGCGGCGAGAGCTGCGCGTCGGCCGAGAATGCGTCGGCGACCTGCCAGTGCTTGTAGTCGTCGCCCAGCTGCGACGCCTCGTACCGCCCGCGCACGACCGGAGCCGCGACGGGGCGCGGCTTGGCCTTCGAACGGAAGAGGTCGAGGAATGCCATCAGGAGTACGGGCTAGGGGTCAACTGGTTGAACCGCAGGCCACGCCTCGAGGTCGACGCGGCCGCCTTGCCGGTGAGGTACTTGTCAGCGGCGATCTGGTCCTGGATGGACTGCGCCTCGACCTCGCCGGCGTCCGTGCGGACGCGCTTGGGGCCGGTGGCGGTGTCTTCGATGGCCGTCTCGATGGCGTCGCTCATAGTGGCGACGATAGAGCGCGCGCGAGCGCAGACCGCAGGGGGTGTGGCCGCACAAACGCTCGGTACTTGTGACGAACTACCGAGGAACGGTCGTCACTTGGCGGCCATGGCCAGGCCGATGTTGGCGATCGCGTAGCCGGCCCACGCGATCGCCATGCCGGTGCTGCCTTGACGGTATTGGTCAAGGGCCACGACCAGGTACACCACGCCGACGCCGAGGATCAGTGGAGCGCTCATGCACCCATCCTTCGCAGCTCGATCTTGCGGACGGGCGCCGTCGGGATGGTGACCTTCTTTCGACGTTTGCCGCCAGCCTCGCTCGCCGCTGGCTGTAGCCCTGTGATGCTCGCCGCCACGGCCGAGCCGACGAGACAGTCCCACCAGTGGTTGTCGCGGCCGCTGATCTTCCATTCGTCGACGACGCGGCCGCGGGCCTCGGTCCTCACAGGGAACTCGCTCGTGAGGTGCTCGAGCAGCAGGTCGTGGTCGCCTTGGTACAGCGTGATCGCCTCCGGGTCTCCGATGCCAAGACGCAGCCGCGCGGCGCAGAACGTCTTCCAGAAGTTGGCGTCGTAGAGCACTGACCTGTGGTCAGTGTCGCCGAGCTTGCCGATCCGCCAATTGAGCCCGACCTTGTCTCCTCGGTGCTTCTGCTTCTCGGTCAGCGGCTGACTCGACGCACCGATGCCGCGGCCGTGCGACGGAAGCAGCTGGGCCGCGAAAGGCGACTGCTTGGCGAACGTGCGGACGACGGTGGTGGATTGCCCCCAGTTGGCGTCGACCAGCATCCGCTCAATCCGGAGCTTCGCCCCGTCCTCGCGCAGCCAGTCGCGGCCAAGCAGCAGCCGTGCCACCTCGTCGAGGCCGGCCCGCAGCGCACCTTCAAATCCGGCGTTGCCGGCGGCTCGTGCCAGCGTCTTCTTGGCGTGAGCCGCGTCGAAGAACGACACGCCCTGATCAGGGTACGTGCCGTAGGCCACGATGCGGCCGCCGAACGACTCACCCCACGACGCCACCAGCCAAAAGAGCAGCTTTTCCTGCACGTCGACAAATGCGGTGAGCGCGTTGTGCCCGGACGGCACGATCGCTCGAGCTGGAGGTACTACGCGCAGCGCGAGTCCGCGCTTGTCGAGCTTGTCCGACGCGATGTCGTCGGCCACCGGCTGGTTCTGGTACTCGGCAAAGAAAGCGTTTTCGCCGCGGTCGATCCGCAGGTTCCACGCGTGCTGCAGCGGCGACAGCTCGTCGTCGTGCTTGCGTGCCGGCCACGCCACCTTGGAGCCGGCATCCATGTCGGCTTGGTGCTCGGCATAGAACGCCGTGGCGGCATCGGTGCCGCTTCCGTCGCGCTGACCCTGACGACGCAGCTCGGCGTACTGCCCCCACAGGTCGTCACGCGTCGGCCACTCGTAGACCAGTGCCGTCCGCTCGCCCTGCCACGACGGGTGGCGGGCACGGTCGAGCAGCCGGTCAGCCAGGTCGTCCGGACGGATCACCGTGATCGTGCACAGGCCGGCGATCTTAGCGCCCGGGCCGGCGAGGCCGAGGATGGCACCGGCCAGCACACGCTCGCGGGTGGCAACCTGCGATGGGCTGGCCGCCGACTCGTCAGTCTGTGGATCGTCGATGAGGACCAGCGACGGCCGCAGCGTCTTGCCGTCGGGCCGCGTGTGCTTGATGCCGCGTATGCGGCCGGTGATGCCGGCCACACGCACCGCCGCGCCGGCCGACGGTGCACCCGGAATCCAGGGCAGCGTGATCTGGTCGGCGGTCCACTCAATGTGCGTGGGCTTCCCACGGTAGGTCTGCCCGTTTGCCCGCTGGCTGATCCGGTCCAATCGGGCCACCGGGTAGCACACCTCTGGAAAGTCGGCCAGCAGCGTCTCGTTGTTTTCAATTTGCGACTTCAGGCTGTCGAGCATCGCATTGGCAATGGTCTGGTCGGCACCGATCAGCATCACGAACTGCCGGTGACCGTACAGCATCGCCCACAACGCCCCGGACTCGCACAACGTGGTCTTGCCCGACCCGCGCGGCATGGCGAAGGCGAACAGCTCGCCGCGGATCACCGCCGCCTCGATCTTCGCGATCGCACGCAGGTGGTCGTCGGACCACGCCAGGCAGCACGCCTCGTGCATGTAGGTTTCGCAGAATAGCCGGAAGTTGTCGCGGCACGCCGCACGGCGTTTTGCGTCGGCCACTTCTGGCAGGTCGCCGATCTCGCGGCCCGCCTCCGACATGCGAGAGGACCGCTGGGCCATGCGGTCCTTGTGGTCGTCGTATGCGTCCCGGTCGCCACCCAGCCGGCGGCGAATCGCACGCACATCCCGCAACTGCTCACGCAGTTTTTTTTCAGCAGCGGCGGCCTTCTTGCGTGCGTCGTCGCTCATTCATTCGCCAGCGTGGCCTTCTTGCCCGTCAGCGTCTCCCACCGCTTCACGATCACGTCGCAATACTGCGGGCTAATCTCCATGCCGTAGCACTTGCGGCCCAGTTGCTCGGCGGCGATCAGCGTCGTGCCGGTTCCGCAGAATGGCTCGTAGACGCTCCTGGCCTGATCGCAGAGCGTTTGCATGACCCATGCTGGAACGTGTAGCGGCATCGTCGCTGCGTGTACGTCCGAGAACTCGTTTTGTCTCTGCGGTGGCGCGACGTAGACGCTTTGGACTGTGCCCTTCCACGACGACAGCGGAACGGCCCTCGATGCGCCGTCGTTCGCGGCGAAAATAATCATCCATTCGTAGCGCGAAGCCATAACGCCGGCGGCCATCTGGGGCGCTGCATGTCCCTTGTCCCATGTTGCGACATCGACAAGCCGACCCGCATTGTCGGCGATGAACCGAACGAGGTCTCGCTTGTTGCCGGCGAGCGGCTGGACGTTTACGACCCATGCGTCCGAGACAGCGACATCGCTCGCCGCGAACCAGGAAGCCATGAGCCCGCTCCACTCTGCGGCACTGTCTTCGTGGTCGTCGTATGCGTTTTTGTTTGCCGACATTTTCCTATTGCCAGACAATGCGACCGACTTTCCAAGGGCATACGGCGGCGACGTGAAGCATAGGTCCGCCTTTGCCCCCGCCATCAGCCGCTCGACATCCTCCGCCTTCGTCGAGTCGCCGCACAGCAGGCGATGCTCGCTGAGAATCCACAGGTCGCCCGGCTTCGTCATCGGATCGGCTGGCGGCTCGGGGATCTCGTCCTCGACGATCTCCTTCGTTTCGTCTTGGTACAGCCCGGCCTCGTCGGCCAGGTCCGCGAGCAGTTGCTGAACGTCGGGCGACCCGGTGTCGACCTCCCGCAGGATCGCGTCCAGCTTGGCGGCGTCGGCCTCGGCCATCGCGGCCAGCGGGTCGAGGGTGGCCAGCACCTTGTCGGCCTCCGCCTCGTCGACGTCCAGCACCAGCACCGGGACCGTCTCGTCGCCCAGCGTCTCGGCCCGGAGGTGGCCGTCGATCAGCATGAGCGTCCCGTCGTCCAGCTCACGGGCGAGCACGGCGTCGGCGATGCCGACCTCGGCCAACAGCCCCTTGAGGGCGTTGGCTTGGGCCTCGGGGTGGGTCCGCCAGTTCTTGGGGTTAGGCCGCAGCTCGGACGCCGGCACCCGCCGCAGCTCGCGGATTCGGTCACGGATCTTCATGGGCAGGCGGCTCCGAGGCGGTCGAAAATCAAGAAAGAAAGTGTGGTTTTAGGGG